ATATTTTTAACCCTTAAAATAATATTTAATTTAAATAAAATTTTTAACAAAAAAAAAAAAAAAAAAAAAAAAAAAAAATATTTAAAAAAAAAAAAAAAAAAAAAAAAAAAAAAAAAAAAAAAAAAAAAAAATCATTAATACCTAAATACAAATTTAAGAAATGGCTATTAAAAAAGCCTGAACCTAAATTATCACATAATCAAATAACTGATGAATTCGTAAAATATCTTATTTCCTATATTCACCAATCAGATTCTTTGAATCTAATTTCAGATGATTTGGAATTTATAGAAAACTTAAAATTCTTCTGTTTTAAAAACTCAGAACTATTTAAAGATAAATATAAATTTTATTATAAATAATAAATAATATAAAAAAAAATTAATTTAGATAAATATTATATTCATAATTAATTATTTATTAAACAAATGAGCTATTTAGATAAATTAGTAAAAAAATGGGATCAAAAAAAATTAAAAAAAAAAAATACTTTATCGAAAGGATGGGTAAAATGTACAAAGGAAGATTTTGATAAATATGTTATAAAAAACAAAAAAAATGATACATTTAGTTTAGATTTTGATAATGAAATGAAAATTAATAATTATTTAATGTCAATTTTAAACAAAAAATTACAAAAAAATTTTATTGAAAATGAAAAAAAAAAGAAAAAAATTGCTGAAATTGATGAAATACAAGAATATGAGGATAAATTCATGTTAAAATATGGAATCGAATTATTAGATATATTATCGGATTTTAGATATTATTGTCAGCAAAATGGTTATCATATTTTAGATAAAGGCTCAGTTTCAATGGAACAAAAATTTATAGAACTAATGATGGATTTCACCGAAATAATCAACAATGATAGCGAAAATGAGGATGATTCCGATAATGAATCAGATTATTAAATTATAAATTTAAGAAATAATAAATTGAAAATTAAAGATTAAATTAATTTTAAAAAAAATAATGGTATAATAATATAATGAGTTACAAAAAAAATAAATTAAAAGGGAAAATTAAAAAAAAAAGTAAAACTACAATAAAAAGGAAACATAAAACAAATAAAAAAATTAACAAAAGAAGTTGGAAAAATATAATAAAATATTCAATTATTCCAAAAAAAATGAATGGTGGATCTCAAAAAACAAAAAATAATTTACAAAATTGGATTAAACCACTTGGGAAAAAAAATACAATTAAATTATTAAATAATTTAAAATCCGGAGGTTTTATCCGTGGAGGATCTATTCAATATTTTACAGCACCTTGTAATGCTGCTAATCCAAACAGAATTGAGCAATTTCCACTAGCTTTAAATCTAGATGGATCAAATAATTAATACAAATTAAAACTTGGTGAATATGATTTTTCTAATAATGGATTTGGCGCTGGTTGGTTAACATATATAAATTTACTATTATAATTAATATTATTAATATTTGACCATTGTTTATTATTTGTTTCGATCATGTCCATTAGTTTTTTATTAGAAAAATAATCAAGTCTATTAGTATAAAAATTAATTTTATTTTCAAGAGGCAAAAATTTATATTTATTATTTTTTATACCTATATATTGCGGCACAGAACAAACTGTTGATAATAAAATATTTAAAGCTTTTTTTCTAAATAATATTGCATTTTCAATTTCTTGATAAATTATTTCATTTATATTTAATACATTTGAACTAACAGAATAATTACGATTAATTATTTTATAATAAATTTCTAAAAAATTATTCATATTATTTAATGATTCATTAAAAGATGTTAAATTTATTTTTTGAAGAAATAATAAATTATAATAACAATTTGCAATATCTACATCTATATTTATATATTTATAATCAAATAGATTTAATTTTTCAATCGTTTTATTTATAGTATCTGATTTCTCAAAATTTTTCATAAATTTATTTTGAATTATAAAAAAATAAATAAAAACGCTTAAAAATAATGATAAGAAAAGTCTTAATGAAAAATTAAATTTATAAATAATATACCAAGTAAAAATAAAATATATTAATAATTGAAATAATTGTTTAGATGACATATTCTTCATTTTAATTAAAAAACTATTTGGTAAATATAATGATGATAAATTAATATTTATACTTTCATCTCTGACTTTTGATAATTCCTTGATATTTTCCTTTTTCTTTGATTGCTTTATAAAATTATAATTATTCTCAATTAAATTACCTTCTTTATAATCTAAATCATCCAAATCTAAATTATACATTTATATATATATTATCATTTTTATTTAATTTATGAAGAAATAACTATATAATATAAAAATATTGAAATTATTATACACATTATACCAACATATATTAATCGATCTTTCTTTGTCAAAATTATAAATATTCCTTTAAAATATTCAAATAAAGACTCCCACCAATATTTATTTTTATATTCATCAATAATATTAAAAATATTAAAATTACTCTTTTTAGTATAATCTATTATTTCGATTATTATAACATTCCAAACTTCCAAAAATCTATTCATTAAATCTCTTAATGACATATTAAAAAATTTCTCATCTTCCATTGCTTCTTTCATTTTCTTATTTGCAAAATTATCCAAATCCTTTGTTATCCTATTTTTTTCATTTTCCAAATAAATCTCACTATCACTTCTCAAATCCATCCTATTACCATCCATCATCCCATTTTTGCTGTCACCCATAATCATTTCACTACTAGATTTATTATCCTCTCTTAAATTATTCAAATATTGTTTTGTATAATTTATTTCCTTCATAATATATCTTAAAAATATATTTTATTTTATATTATTTTACAATGATTTTAACTTTATCATACAATATTTAACTATTTCTTCTAACAATCTTATTCCCAAAAACTTCCATGACCAATCTCTATCCCCAAAATTACTATTATTCACTTCCATTTCACAACTTCTTATAATAAATATATCCTTATTTTTATTAATATAATGATAAAATAAATCAAAATAATTGCCATTTACTAAATTATGATAATCCATACTCTCCCCTAAAATAGTTTTCAAATAATTCAATTCACTATCATTTAAGTTTATATTCATCTTTTTTAATACTTTAACAAATATCTTATAATCGATCCTATTTTTATTCATATTACTACAATAATTAAAAAATATACCATTTCCAAAACCATATTCAAAATTATTTCTATATTTACTATTATAAGTCATTATAGGAGTCTTACTTAAAAATTTTTCTCTATTATTTCTTAAAGGCAATCCATCTTTATCCAAAATATATTGATATCTTGTCTTTAATATAGGAAATACGTTGGAATCTAATATTATAATAAAAAATCTTTCATGCGATTTTCTTAAAAGCAAATTTACTAATCCAGCACCATTTGCCATAATCATTATTTTACAAATATTCATGATTTTAATTTTTTCTTCTAAATCATAATTTTCAAAAAATATTGTCCTAAAACCATATTTTTCCAAAAAATTTCTAACTTCATCATCATTTTTTAATATTCTATGTTTTGACTTTTTTCTAGATACATATATAAATCTAAATTCATCATCTATTTTTTTAGATTTTTTTTTTTTATTCTTATAATCATTTATTAGTAATTTTGAATCATTGTCTGACATTTTCGATTTTGAAACCAAATCTCCATCAACTATCTTCTTTGATATTTTATCAAGATTTAAAAATAATGTTTTATAATATAAAAAATTAAAAATATTCTTACTTTTGGTATGTCGACTTTTAAAATCCGTTATTGAAGATGATACTATTAATTTTTTATAAATATTATCTGAACTATGATATAGAATATCTTTATTTTTAATATTCAAATATAAAATAGAATCCATCTGAAAATTTTTATTATTTTTCCATCTACTTGGACATAGTAATTTTAAATCAATTATACCAAATTTATATTTAATTAATAAATATATCCACAATTTGGGATAAATATCGTAAAACCAATGATAATAATTTGTAATCCCACCTCCATCACAAAAATAGAATACCCATTCTTTAACATCTTTTACTTTTTTTTTTTTTTTATTAACTTTATATTTATCAATATTCAATTTATAATCATTAATTTCTGAGCGTTCCGTGTTGGCATAGCCAACGTTAAGCACTTGTGCGCCAATGCCAACTTTCAGACCGTTGGGAACTTTATCCCCCAATGCCGATCGATAGGGCTTATTCCCTAGTGACGCAACCCCCAAAGGGTTGTTCGGAAGTTCGGCGTAGGAACACTCAGTTAGGATGTTCGTCCTATCATCATCCGCAAATTCAATATAATCTCCATCATTTAATTTTTTATATATCTTATATTTACCTATAAATAGTATATCAAATATATATGCTATTTCATGATTTTTTAGTTGATATCCAAAAATATTATTTAAAATTTTTATATTATTGAATACTGAAAAATATTCATCATTATTTATTTTATAATAAAAATCATAATCATTGTAAAAATCAATATTTGGATCTAATGATTTTTTTAATGAATCTATATGATATATTTTTAATTTCATTAATATTATACATTCATTCGTAAAAAAAAAAAAATAAAATAAACTATTTATTAATAAAACCAATCTTCCAAAATTAGTCTTTTAAAGATATGCAAGATCTTCCAATTTCCAATATTCATTACCCTTGTTTGGTAATGGACGTTTAATTATAAATGGTATTTTTCTTTCTTTCAATTCCATCTCGGCAATTTTAATAATATCAATTTCATTACCAATGTTTACTAATGGTGGCATCCCCGATGCTAATTGCTCTGCTCTGATACCTAAAATCTTTGTTCTTTCATATTTTGTTAATTTATTAATTGTTTTTTTTTGTAATGATCTATTTTGTTTAGATCCAGAATTTTCCATAACTTTATTAAAATTATCAAAATCAGCTCTATTATTAAATTTGAGATCAAATACAATTGGATCATCAATATCATTTTGTTCTTCATCACTATCATTTTTATTGCTTCCTAATGTATCATCATCACTAAAATTATAATTTTCTTCATCGTCATTTTCTTGATCACTCATACTACTATATATTATAAATAATATATAAAGTAAATCAAATTTTTAAATTATTTTAAATTAAAAATAATTAATTATTAGTTTTTGACTAAATAGTTGCGTTTATTGATATTAAAAATTGTATATAGTTTAATATATATTGATGTTAGAAATAAATTTATATCATGAAATAATGTACGAAAATCTAAAATTTTCTAATCCTATAAAAAACAAAAATTCTGAATCTTTTTCAGTAGAAATTTTTGTTGAAGATAAAGGGAAAAAAAAAAATATTGCCTTTCAAACACCAAGATTATTATTAATTAATGATCCTTTCATAAATAATTCACGCGCTCATATTGATTTAGAATTAAATCCAAATACAGCAGATTTTTATGATTTTTTACACGATCTTGAAGATTTTTGTATTATTACATGTCATAAAAATTGTTTATCATGGTTTGGAAAAAACTTTCCGTTAGATATTTTAGATGAATTTTTTACTAGCATTATTAAATCACCTGATAAAAATAATGATTATCCATTTATTAGATGTAAAATACCTATACAAAGAAAAGAATTACGAACAAAAATTTTTAATGAAGATAAAGAAGAAATAGATATTAATGATCTGAAAAAAAATGATAAAATATTAAATATTATAAAAATCGTTGGATTAAAATTCTTAAAGAAACAAATAATTCTAGAATTGGAATGTATACAAATTAAAAAAATTAATAATAAAAAAAACGAAATAGCATCCGAACTTAATAATTCTAATTTAGAATCTGATGATGATTTATTATTAAATGAAATAAATAATAATCTAAATGCAAATAGTAAGAATCAAATAACAATTTATAATGATGATATTCCTATTAATCCTGAAAATCCTACAATAGATAAAAAACATTCTATACAAAATGAAATAAATCAACCAAATGATTCTATCATCGAAAATAATAATAATAATTTATCTCATCTAGAAGAAATTGATATGAAATCTTTTAATGATTATATAGAATTATCAGATTCAGATGATGAAGACATATATATTCATGATAATGTACAAGAAAATATTAGAGATGAACTAAAAAAATTTACTCAAATCAATCAAAATGATAATACAAAAGATAGTATTATAGGAGAAAATAAAAAAGTCATAGAGGATTCAATAAAAACTAACAATCCTATCCACGAAAAAATTTTTGATCATGCAAATGAAAATAATATGATCAATTTAGATTATTCTTCTGATGACCAATATCTTTGCGAAGATATGAATATGTTATCTTAATTATTTATTTTTTCCAATTTTCCAATTTTGATTCATTCAAAATTTGAAAATTTTATTTTTTAATTTATATTTAAAGATTTAATTTTTTAATTAAATAATATAAATATTTTTTTTGAAAATATTTTATTATTAAATATATATAAGATTGATAATGAAAAATGACTATATGAGATTAATACTTGTTATTTTAGGAGCAATTATAATTGGATATTTAATCTATTCCTACAATAATACATCGAAAGAAAGTTTTGAAAATTTTAGTGATGTCGAGAATAAAATGACTTATCCTACAACCGCACCCCCATCCGCTGGTGTTGGGGAAGATGCTTATCTATCTAATCCCTTTGCCGGACAAAACCAACTTTTACAAAATAATTTAAATCCAAATGTTTCAACAGTTAACAATACAAATGTTTTGGAACCATCAGGAAATATACCATGTAATGCACCAAAAGCATCTGAACCAGTTGGTGAAAATGAAGTATTCACATCTGTAAGTGATTTTCCAGAATCTGCTGGACCAACAGGAAATTGTGGTAACCAATACCCAAAAGATTGCTTCCCAAAAGATCAATTAAGTCCTCAAGAACTCTTACCAGGAGATGCAAATAGTACATGGGCTCAAGTAGTTCCAGCAGGACAAGGTGATCTCGGCGATCAAAACTTTTTAAATGCTGGCTTCCATGTTGGTGTCAATACTGTTGGACAAACTCTAAGAAATGCTAATCTTCAACTCAGATCAGAACCTCCCAATCCTCAAGTAAAAGTTTCACCATGGCTACAAAGTACAATTGAACCCGATACCAACAGAAAACCATTAGAAATTGGCGGATGCGAATAATTCTTATATTTTAAAAATAGCTAAAAAAAAAAATATATTTATTAACTCATAAATGGCTGGCTGTAAAAAAAACTGTAATTGCACTTTACCACCCAGAGGAAGAAATTTTAGATGTAGATCATATGTAGAAAACAAATGCTCACGAAGTAATAGCTCAAATACATGTTTTTCGTGTAATAGAAATGGTTATTATAAAACCTGGATTCATCCTACAAGATTTTTTAATCCTCATAAATGCAAATGTAAACATCGTTGCAAATAATTTTTTTAAATGTTAAACAATTAGAAATAAATTTTATTTTTTTTTTTTTTTATTTTTTTTTAATATATTAAAAAAAAAATTTTAATTTTTTTATAAAATTTTTTTTATTTTTAAAAAAAAAAAAT